TAGTAGCAACTGCAACTCCAGAAAACTTTAGATATGATTCTAACTATTCAGCTTCTGCTGGTACTTACTGGCAAGTTGCTGTCCCAACTTCATCTTTAGCTTATGTAGATAAAGAAGGTGTTGCTGCATTTCAATTGATCACAGGATCTGTTGCTACTGCATATGACAATCCTGGTGTAGGTAACCAAATCTCTGAATTTACTGTATACAATGGTGGTTCAAGTGTATTATTCTATGTTACTAAATCATTAGGTACATTAAATGCTGACTCTACATTTACTGTAGTTTACCAATTACAACCAACTGATGCTGATAGAGGTGATTTCGAAGATGGTAACCCAAATCCAAACGGATTAGATAGTCCAGAAATCAACATTCCAGAAATCAACGTTCAAATGAAATCTTCTGCGATCGTTGCTAAAACAAGAAAATTAAAAGCTGTTTGGACTCCTGAGTTCGCTCAAGATTTAAATGCTTACCATGCTCTTGATGCTGAAGCAGAATTAACATCTATGTTATCTGAATATATCTCTTTAGAGATTGACTTAGAAATCTTAGGTATGTTAACTGATGCTGCTGCTGCTGGAACTGAAACATGGTCTGCTCAAAACAACATCTCTATTTCTGGAGCTGCTGGTGCTCAAACAAACTTAGGTTTCTACAACTCACAAGGACAATGGTTCCAAACTTTAGGAACTAAAATCAACAAGTTATCTAACATTATTCACCAGAAAACTCTTAGAGGTGGTGCTAACTTCATGGTATTGTCTCCAACAGTTGCTACAATCATTGAGTCAATCCCAGGATTTGCTGCTGATTCAGACGGAGATGTATCTAAAAACTCTTACGCTTTTGGTGTACAAAAAGTAGGAGCTTTAGGTGGAGGTAAAATTAAAGTATACAAAAACCCTTACATGACTTCTAACCAAATCTTATTAGGTTTCAGAGGAACTCAATTCTTAGAAAGTGGTGCTGTATTCGCTCCTTACATTCCATTAATCATGACTCCATTAGTGTACGATCCAAACACTTTCACACCAAGAAAAGGTTTATTAACTCGTTACGCTAAGAAAATGGTTAGACCAGAATTCTACGGAACAATCAACATCAACGGATTAAACACTCTATAATAAGAGTCTAAATTCTTGATAATAACTAAACCCGGTCCTTTGGATCGGGTTTTTTTATTTTCATATGTATAATAAATTAATTAAAAGTTATTCTATGACAAGCGATCATCACACAGACGAAAAATTTATTGAAAAAAGAAAACCTAAAAATCCAATTAAATTTAAAATCCAATTAAATGACGAACAAAAATTAGCAAAGGAAGAAATATTAAGAAATACAATTACATTATTAGCAGGTCAAGCAGGTTCCGGAAAAACACTTTTAGCATGCCAAATAGCTCTTGAAAAGTTATTTAACCACGAAGCAGAAAAAATTATAATTACTCGCCCTACAGTATCAAAAGAAGAAATTGGATTTCTTCCTGGAGATTTAAGAGAAAAAATGGATCCTTGGGTTCAACCAATTTATCAAAACATGTTTAATTTATACGATAAGGTAAAAATTGAATCTCTTATTAAAGATGGTAAAATAGAAATTGTTCCTGTTTCATTTATGAGAGGTAGAACATTCTTAGACAGCGTAGTTATTGTAGATGAAGCACAAAATGTTACTCATGAACAAATGGAAATGATTGTAACAAGATTAGGATTACGTTCTAAAATGATTATTTGTGGTGATTCAAATCAAACAGATTTAAAACGAAAAGCAGATTCTGGTTTTAAATTCTTATATACTGCAGCTAAAAAAATAAAAAATTTAGTAGCAATTACTTTAAAAACAAATCATAGAAATCCAATAGTTGAAGATTTAGTATTATTATATGAGAATTCTCCTGTTACTCAATAGGATTTTTAATATTTATAACAAAAATATATTATGAATGTACCTATATATGATGGTAATCCTGTTTGGAACAATAATGCTGTGCCATTTGGTTTTTACAATTCCCAATCCGATTTTACAACAGATGCTGTAAAAGTAGCTAAATTTTGTGCTGCTAGATTAGGTTATCCTCTAGTAGACATTGAATTACAATCAAGTTCATTTTTTACTGCCTTTGAGGAAGCTGTAACCATATATGGTAACGAATTATATGCCTATACTATACGAGATAATCAATTAACTCTTAATGGTATTACCACTGGTAGTAGTTTAAATCAAGCGTTAATTACACCGAGTTTTGAGCCAATTGTTGTTTTAACAGAACAATATGGTGAAGAAGCAGGATCAGGAGGAAATGTTCCTTACTACTCAGGTTCATTTGTATTAACATCAAGTGTACAAGATTACTCATTTTCTACTTTTATGACTGCAAGCGGTCTTACAGGTTCTCAATATAATTTAGGACTTGAAGTAAAAAGAGTATTCTATGAAAACCCAGTACCTGCATCTGCTCAATATCTTGATCCTTATTCTGGATTTGGGTTTGGAGGTGCTATTTCTGCTGGTATAGCAGGATTAGGAGGATTTGGTGGTGGAACTGGGTATTTAATGATGCCTTTAAGTTACGATATACAAGTAATCCAAGCTATTGAGATGAATCAAACTGTTAGATGGAATAACTACAGTTTTGAAATTAAAAATGATAAATTAAGAATATTCCCTATTCCTTGGTTTGGAGATGGTGCTGATAATTATGAAACTAGAGTCTGGTTTGAATATATATTACGAAATGAAAGAGTAAATAGCTCAGTTCAACAAGCTCCTACTCAAGTAACAAACGTATCTAATACTCCATATAATAACCCTAATTATAATTTTATTAATTCAGTTGGTAGACAATGGATTTTTGAATATACATTAGCATTATCCAAAGAAATGTTAGGGTATGTAAGAGGTAAATATAGTAGTATTCCAATACCAAATGCTGAAGTTAACCTAAACCAAGGTGATTTATTATCAGCTGCAACAGCTGAAAAATCACAATTAATAGAAAGATTAAGAGCATATTTTGATGAAACTTCAAGACAATCTTTATTAAATAGAAGAGCAGCTGAAGCAGAATCTAAAATGATTGAATTACAACAAGTTCCCTATACAATTTATATAGCGTAATATGGCAATGTACACCGGAATGAGAGATGTTTCTCTCATGAGAAAATTTAACAGAGAATTGATGGGTAATATTATTACTCAACAATGTGCTATATATCAATTTAAATTAGAAGAAACTAAAGTAAACATATATGGTGAAGCTGCTGAAGAAAAATATTACAATGGTCCTTTCTTATTTAATGTTTTAATAAATAGAGAAAATCAAAATTATCCAACTCAAATAGAAAGTGTAGGATTTGAACAAGGAATTGAATTTTATTTCTTTAGAGATGATCTAGTAGATGCTGATATTGTTCCTCAAGTAGGGGATATTATATTATATCAAGAAGCATATTATGGAGTACAAAGTACAGTTGCTAATCAATATTGGGGTGGTAAAAATCCACAATATCCTAATAATGATTCTGATGGTCAACCAAACCCATTAAACCCTGGTTTAAATGAATTTGGTAATAACTTATCAATATTAGTAGGAACATATTATATACCAGCTGATAAAGTTGCTATATCACCTTATTACGAAAGATTCTAATGGCAAATCCAAGAAAACCAATTCCAAAGTCTCAAAAGGCTATTAGTGCTGAAAAAACGATACCATTTGAGGGTATTGAAAATAGAGGTAGATTAGGTAATCCTAATGCTTCTGATGAAAATATTAACCCAAATTACCAAGAAACTGGTATATCGGTTAATAGATCAACTCAAATGAGTTTTAAAGAAGATGATACTAAGCAATTTAATGTAGGACTTAAAGATATAGATGAGGCAGTATTTTATTACTTCCAAAACGTAATTAAACCTTTTGTATATCAAAATGGGGAACGAAGAGAGGTACCTATAATTTATGGTGCTCCTGAAAGATGGAAATCATTCCAACGTGATGGGTATTATAGAGATAAAAATGGTGCTATTATGTTACCTATTATTGTAATTAAAAGAGATACAATTACTAAAGATAGAAGCGTAGCAAATAAATTAGATGCTAATAGTCCTAATTTATATGGTACATTTTCTAAACAATTTAGTCCTAAAAACTTTTATAGTAATTTTGCTACATTAAATAATAGAAAACCTGTAGAGGTGTTTCATGTTGTAGCCCAACCCTCTTATGTTACCCTAGAATATAGTTGTATTATCCAAACTTATTACATGGAACAGTTAAATAAGGTAATTGAGGCGTGTGAATATGCTTCTGATGCATATTGGGGTAATCCTGAAAGATTTCAATTTAGAGCTTTTATTGATAGCTTTGCTACCGCTACTGAATTAACAGTTAATGAAGATAGATTAGTAAAAGGAACTTTTAACATAAGATTAAGAGGGTATATTATACCTGATACAATTCAAAATGAATTAAATTCAATGAAAAAATATAATTCTAAAGCTAAAATTACAATTACTTCTGAAGTAGTTAGTAATATTAATGAACCTAGTATTAATTATAATCCTCCTCAAGAAGGTAGAACTAGAATATAATTTTAAATAAACATATTCATATTTATAATAAACCAAAAAAACATTATATGTCAGTTACAACTTTAACACCAGAAGAATTAAAAACACTTCAAGAATATCAATTCGAAAACAATGAAATCGTTGCTGGATTAGGCACAATTGAATTAACAATCGATAATTTAAATACTCAAAAAACAGAGTTATTAGAAAAATTCAAAAAACTTCAAACACAACAAAACCAAACCGCTAAAGAATTACAAACTAAATACGGAGATGGTAGCATAAACCTAGAAACAGGGGAAATTAGTGCAATGGAATAGATTTTTGAAATATTTTCTAATATTTATAACAAAATAATATTAAAAAATAATATAAACAACAATGGCAGAAACATTATTATCTCCAGGTGTATTAGCAAGAGAAAACGATTCATCATTTATTGGTGCTAGACCCGTAACCTATGGTGCGGCTATTATTGGACCTGCAGTAATGGGTCCTGTTAATATCCCAACAGCAGTATCTACATTTTCTCAATACGAAGCTATTTTTGGTGGCACAGTAGAAAGTGGATCACAATTTTACACTTATTTAAATTCAATTGCGGCAAGAAATTATTTTGCACAAGGGGGTGAATCTTTATTAATAACTAGAGTTGTTACAGGTTCATTTACAGAAGCAACTAGTTCAATCGGAAGTACACTTACTTCAGGTAATATATTAGGTGGGTTAAATGCTCTTTCATCTTCAATTGTTTCTTCTCCAAATATTACAGGTAGTACAGGTGGTACTTCTACTAACTTAGTTACAACAACAAGTGGTGGTGGTTCTGGAGCAATAGCAACAGTATCAATAGCTTCACAAGTTGCAAGTGCTACAGTTTCAGGTATTACAGCTGTAACTTTTACATCACCAGGATCAGGATATGCAGTAGGAGATACAATTACAATTGCATCTGCTTCATTAGGAGCTACAAAAGCCGGAGGAACTGATTTAAATTTCTTAGTAGAAGCTAGTGATTTAGTTTATACTGCATCTTTCACCTTAAAAACAATTTCTGAAGGTGAAATTATGAATAACTCTCAAGTAGTTGATAGTGCAAACGGAACTTTAATAAGTGGTTCAAATTACAACCTTAGATGGGAAGTTGCTTCAGTTAATACAGCTTCAGGTCAATTTTCATTATTAATCAGAAGAGGTAATGATACAAACAACCAAAAAGCAGTATTAGAAACTTATAACAACTTGTCATTAGATCCAACAGCTGCTAATTATATTGGTAATGCAATTGGTGATACTTACTTTACAGTAGAACAAGATGGTGTTGATACCTATGTTAAAACAAACGGTAATTATCCAAACAGAAGTGCTTACGTTTATGTATCATCTGTTAATTTACCAACTCCAGCATATTTTGATAATGATGGTACCGCTAAACCACAATATACAGCTTCTTTACCACAAGTTGCTTCAGGTTCATTTGGTGGAGCTACAGGTAAAAATTATGAAAATAATGATGCTAAATTTAACGAAAATATAACAGCAACAAATGTTCAAGGTATTAGACCTCAGGATTATGTTCAAGCACTTAGTTTATTATCAAACTCTGATGATTATCAATTTAATGTACTTGCAGCACCAGGTTTAATTAGTACTTTACACGGATCTACAGTTAACTCGTTAGTTAACGTAGCACAAGGAAGAACTGATTGTATCGCTGTAATTGACTTAGTACCATATAATTCAACGATAAATACAGTAGTAACCGCAGCATCATCATATGATAGTTCATACGCAGCTACATATTGGCCTTGGTTGCAAACTTTAGATGCAGCAACAGGACAAACAGTTTGGGCACCAGCTTCAACTTATATTCCAGGAGTATATGCATTTACAGATGCTTCATCTGACCCATGGTTCGCGCCTGCAGGTTTAATTAGAGGAGCTCTAGGAAGTGTAATTAGAGCTGAAAGAAAATTAACATCAGGAAACAGAGATACATTATACGAAGCAAATGTTAACCCAATTGCAACATTCCCAGGAACTGGTACTGTAGTATTCGGACAAAAAACATTACAGAAAAAAGCATCAGCTTTAGATAGAGTAAATGTAAGAAGATTGTTAATCGCTCTTAAAGCTTACATCTCTCAAGTATCAGATAACTTAGTATTTGAACAAAATACAATTGCTACAAGAAATAATTTCTTAAGCCAAGTTAATCCATACTTAGAATCAGTACAACAAAGACAAGGTTTGTATGCTTTTAAAGTAGTAATGGATGATACAAATAATACAGCAGATGTAATTGATAGAAATGAATTAGTAGGTCAGATTTATTTACAACCAACTAAAACAGCAGAATTTATAATCCTAGACTTTAATGTACTTCCAACAGGAGCTACATTCCCAGGATAAAAAATTAAAATAACTAATATTTATAATAAAATAAATAATATATAACAAAAATGGCAGTATTAGACCCAAACGAAATATTTTTTACAGCATTTGAACCAAAACAAAAGAATAGATTCATTCTTTATGTAGATGGTATCCCATCATACCAAATTAAAGGTATGGGAGCTGTAACATTAACACAAGGTACAGTAGCTTTAAATCACATCAACGTTCAACGATTTGTAAAAGGTAAATCAACATGGGGAACTATTCAAATGACTCTATTTGATCCAATTACACCATCAGGTGCTCAAGCAGTAATGGAATGGGTACGTTTACATCACGAATCTGTAACAGGTAGAGATGGATATAGTGATTTCTACAAAAAAGACCTTACATTAGATGTATTAGGACCAGTAGGAGACATCGTATCTGAATGGATTATTAAAGGAGCAATTATCACAGAAGCCAATTTTGGTGATTATAACTGGGATACAGAAAACGCTGCTCAAGAACTTACAGTTACAGTTCAACCTGATTATTGTATCTTAAACTTCTAAAAAATTATTCCCGCTTTTTTTCAAAAATTGCTTGGCTTCGGCCAAGCTTTTTTTTATGTTCATATGTATAATAAAACAACCGTTATTAATTAAATAAAGATTATGGCCGAATTTAAGTTCCCTACTGAAGAAGTAGAGTTACCCTCTAAAGGATTACTATATCCAAAAGAATCTCCCCTATCAAAAGGTAAAGTAGAAATCAAATACATGACTGCTAAAGAAGAAGATATCTTAACTAATCAAGCATACATTCAAAATGGTACTGTATTAGATAAGTTATTACAATCCTTAATTGTAGATAAAAACATCAGTACTGATGATTTATTTGTAGGAGATAAAAACGCTTTATACATCGCTGCTCGTATTTTAGGATATGGTAAAGAGTACAATGTTAGAATAGCAGGTAAAGATCAGACAATTGATTTAACTACTTTAGAACCTAAAGAAATTGATTTTTCATTATTAGAAAGTGGAAAAAATGAATTTAGTTATGTATTAGAAAATACAGGTACAGTTTTAACCTTTAAATTACTTAATGGTAAAGATGAAAAAGCCATTGATAGAGAAGTAGCTGGGTTAAAAAAATTAAATCCTTTAACTTCTAGTGAATTAACTACTCGTTTAAAACACATGATTACCTCAGTTGATGGTAGTGAAGAAAAAAAAGATATTAGAGATTTTGTAGATAACTACTTTTTAGCAAAAGATGCTAGAGCTTTTAGAGAGTATGTTAGAAACATCCAACCCGATATTAACATGAATGTTATTTTGGATAGTGGTGAGGAGGCTACTTTGCCTATTGGGCTTAACTTTTTTTGGCCTGACGCCTAATTCCGCTCCTGAATTCCGAAAATCATTATTTCAACAAATCCATAGTATAGTATTTCATGGAAAAGGTGGATATGATTTTGGTACCATATACAACATGCCTATTTGGTTACGTAAGTTTACATTGTTTGAACTAAACAATTTTTATACCGAACAAAATGAGCAAAGAGAAAATGCTAGAAAAGGTAATAAAAATGCTACTAATATGGTTAATCCTGATGGTACAGTTAATACCCCTGCTTTTTTAGCTGCTTCTAAGCCGTATAAAGGTAAAACAGATTATAAGTAATAATATTTATAATAAAATATTTACATGGCTTTAGACCCTCAAAAAGACTTAAAAACAATCCAGCAACTTAATGCTGAAATTGATTCTCTTTATAAAAGATTAGGGAGGCAAGATACGCCTCCTATCTTTGATGCTGCTAAAATAGGATCTGCCCGAAGAGAGATTACAAAATTAAATGAGGATCTAAATGAAGTAAATAGTTCACTTTCATTTATATCAAAATCTTTCAGAGATAGTATAGCAGAATTATCGAAACAAAATACAGAGTTAGGATTTGCTAAAAGATCTCTTAGAAATATTGAACAAATTTCTCGTAGTATAGCTTATGAAAATTCTCAAGGATTATTAATAAGTGATAAAACTTTAAATTCTTTAGAAAAAAAAGCAAAATTAGAATATCAAAGTTTAAAAATTGCTATAGATAGTGGTAGAATAAAAGGAGCTGAATTAAAAGAATTTCAAGAAAACTTAAAAACTGCTGAAGAATTCGAACGTGTTATGTCTCGAATTAGAAACCAAACTAAAATGGTTAAAGATGATATAGGTGTAAAAACCTTTTCATTCTTTGATGATTTAACTTCTAAAATCCCAGGTTTAGCAGCATTGTCAGAACCATTTAAAGCCGCTAGAGAAGAAGCAGAAAGGGCAGGTAAAGCTAATGTTGAATTATTTGGTCAATCAAAACCACTACAGAAAAAACAACTTGATTCCTTAAAAGAAGCAGCAAAAACCGGTAAAGGTCTTACTCAAGATAAAATTAAAGAACTAGGATTAGAAAAATTATTAACTTCTCAATCTGGGAAAACTTTATCAGGTAAAGTTGCATCTCAAAAAGCAGGTAAATTATTAGGAAGTGCTGCCTCTGCAGCAGGTCAAAGCGCTGTATCCCCTCTAATGGCAGGTTTAAAATCTATAGGCCCGGCAATATCGGGTATGCTTAAAAAAGTATTAGGTCCTGTTGGTTTACTTATGGAATTATTTGAAGCTATTAAAGCATCTGATGCCGCAGTAGCTGATATGGCCAAAAACTTCGGTATGACTTATAATGAGGCCAGAGATTTAAAATCTGAAATGACCTCTGTTGCTACTTCTTCAGGTGATATTTTTGTTACTTCAAAAGGTGTTTTAGAAACTTTTACTGCTATTAATGGTGCTTTAGGTACTAATGCTATGTTAAGTGATGAAATGTCTATTTCTTTTACTAAATTAAGAGAAAAAGCTGGTTTTACTAATGAAGAATTGCAAGGTATAGCTAGAATTCAATTAGGTACTAAAAATACTACTGAAGATATTACAGGTCAATTTTTAGCTCAAGCAAAAGTTTCATCACTTAAAAATGGTGTTATAATGAATGAGCAAAAAATGCTTAAAGAAATAGGAAAAGTTTCAGCTGCAACTACTTTATCATTAGGTAAAAACCCAGGATTAATAGGACAAGCAGTAGCTACAGCTAAATCTTTGGGTATGGAAATGGCTCAAGTAGATGCCATAGCAGGAAGTTTACTTGATTTTGAATCATCTATTGAAAATGAATTATCAGCTGAATTATTATTAAATAAAGATCTTAATTTAGAAAAAGCTAGACAAGCAGCTTTAAATAATGATTTAGCTACAGTTGCTGAAGAAATAGCAAATCAAGTAGGTTCATCTGCTGAATTTGCTGAAATGAATAGAATCCAACAAGAAGCATTAGCTAAATCTGTTGGTATGTCTAGAGAAGATTTAGCCGAAACTTTAATACTTCAAGATCAATTAAAAGGATTAACTGCTGAACAAGCTGCTGAAGAGACTAAAAAATTTGAACAATTAAAAGGTCAAGTAGGAGAACAAGAAGCAATGAGAATTCTTCAAGAACAAGGAGTTGAAGGTTTAGATAAACAAGTTGGGATGGCTGATAAGATGAATGCCCAAATGGAAAAATTAAAAGAAATTTTTGTTATTGTAGGTGAAGCTTTAATGCCTATCTTAGATATATTTGTTAGTATTTTTGATCTTATAGGTCCTATAATGAAATTTTTAGATCCTATGATACAAACTATATTAGTAGGTGTTGCTGCCCTAACAGATTTAGTTAAAGGTGCTGCATTTTTAGCTAACAAACTATTTGGTGATGGTAAAGATAAATTTGAAAGTGCTACTAAAAAACAAATCCAAAAAGCTGAAGGATCAGCTCAGAAAAATTATGGAGTTAGTGGAGATGCTTTTGGAGAAGATCAAAGTATTAGAAATCGTGCAGAAATGGCGGCTGGTGGTATTGTAACAGGACCAACAAATGCGCTTGTAGGTGAAGCAGGACCAGAAGCAGTTATACCATTATCAGGAAATTCACCACAAATTAAAGTAGATAATTCAGAAACAAATGCATTATTAAAACAATTAATTAGAAAAACACCTGAAATGGCTCCTTTAGGGTTGTATGAGGTACAATAATTTAATATTTATAATAAAAACAATATATTATGAGCTTATTAAACAAATTAACAACAGGACAATCGCAATTAACTGCGTTAAATGGTACAACTCCGGTTACACCAAATTTCCAACAATCAACATTACATAAAGAATATTCTACTATTGGTGCTCCAACTTCTCAACAAGTTTTACCACCAAACGGAATATTACCTTCTCCATCTCAATTAGATAGACAAGGAGAACCAGTAAAATATTTGAATAACCTACCTGGATAATTAAAATATGCCATTAGTAAGTATGACTACCAACCTTAAATCTTTAAGGTTTGGTAACGACACAGTTGGAGGTGGAAATAGTAATCAACCTTACATAGTAACTCCTATACCAGAAAAATTTTCAGACATTGGAAGAACTGGTGGGCCGGATTTTCTATTGCGAGGAGGTACTCTTCTACCTAGAGTAACTGTTCAAGATACTTCTAGACTATTTAAAATGTTTTTTGATTTTAGATCACCTTCTGGTCCTCTATTTATCGCAAAACAAAATGTATTATCCTTAACTAACGTTAATTCAGGTACGGGTTATATATCATATGATGCCTATAATAATGTTAAAACCGGTAATTTATTACAACGTACTCTTACTTCCATAGGTAACTTTATAAGTAGTATAATACCATTAAATCAAGGTATTTACACACCTCTATCTACTTTAGGTCAGGCAGCTGGTAATAGTTTAGGTATTCATTTAAATAAACAAGGAATAAATCCGTTTAGAGGAACCACTAAAGGTTCAACTGATGGTAATACTCCATTAGGTTTACCTACTTATTTAAATATTATTGCAACACCCGAAAACCAGGGAAAAAAAAGTAGATTATTAGGGCTTACTGATAAAATAAATATTAAACAAACAGATACTGTATTATACAAATATAGTGGGGGTCCTGGAGCTTATTTAGGAGTAGGTAGAACTACTATAAATATGATTAATGATCAAAGAACTGGTATAAATAATATTTACAATACTCAACTACCTTATACTAGTACTTGGGGTAATAATTTTACATTTGATACTAGACAAATAACTGTAGGAGGTGAAGATCCAACAGCATCTCCTCAAACAGTAACCAATACCAGAATTAAATATGTTGGTAGTTCTTATAGTGTGGGTAAAGGTAAATATACAAATCCTACTGGAGAAGCATATGTTCCCTCTCAAACTGCTCCTGCAGTAGATTATAATTTACAATTAGCATACGGTGCCTCTATTAAATATTTTTCAACTTTACCACAAAACGCATATAATGATTCAAATTTTAATAATAATTGGTTAAATGTATCAGGTGTTATATCTCCTTTATCTCCTAGTGTTTATAAACCTGGAACTAATTTAAAAACTAATACTGATGGAGGTAAATTAAATAGTGGTGCAGGAAATTTTGTTCCACCTCAAGTTTTTACTCAAGCTCAAATTAATAATTTTGATCCTGCTAGTAAAACTGATTTATCTTGGAAACCAAGTTTTACTAAAGAAATAGCACCCGAAGGATCACCATACATACCTAATACATTAGATTATGTAACCCAAAATATTGAAAATAGAGTTAAGTTAGGGAATCCAGGTAAAAGAGGAAATTTAACTAGTTATGTTGTAGGTAAAATACCATCAAATTTAAGTGTAAGTCAAGGTGAAGATGCTATTAGAGCTAATAGTGGGTATAAAAATGCAGCAGATTGGGTTACTGCCTTTCCTTTATACCAAACATTAGGTTTACCTCCAGCAGATACAAATGATTTAGTTAAATTTAGAATTGGAGTTTTAGATAATAAAAATCCAAAGAAAAAAACATACATTCACTTTAGAGCTTTCATAGATAGCTTTTCAGACCAATATACATCAGATTGGAATGCTCAAAAATTTATGGGTAGAGGTGAAAGTTTTTACAAATATAATGGATTCGATAGACAAATTTCATTATCTTGGACTGTAGCTGCTCAATCAAAACAGGAATTAATACCAATGCATCAAAAATTAAATTATTTAGCATCAGTATGTGCTCCTGATTATTCAACTGCTGGATATATGAGAGGTAATTTAATATCATTAACCGTAGGTGGTTATTGTTATGAACAAGTAGGTATTATGAAAGGTTTGACTTTAGATGTTCCTAATGAATCACCATGGGAAATTGGAATATCTGATGGGTTTATTACAGGATCAAATAATGCTAACATTTCATCAGACCCTAGTGTTAAAGAATTACCTATGATAATTAAAGTATCCGGATTTACATTTGTACCTATTCATGATTTTGTTCCAAGAATTCAACAAAATACTTTTTACAATGGAGGTGATACAGATGCTACTAATTTTATAACAAGTTATGGTAAAGAACATTATATAGGTTTAGCAGCTGCTGGAGTTAATAATTATGATGGAGGAACAGTAGAGGGTGCAACTAATGGGAATTTAAATTATATACCACCACCACCAATTAAATTTGCTCTTCCTATTGTAGGTTTAAATGCCCCACAATTTCCACCATCAATAACAGGATAAAAAAATGGGAAGATATAGTCCAATAAAACAAGTTAATAGAACAAGACAAAACGTTACATCTGGTGTAAGAATGTATATGGGTAATAAATACCCACAAGTCCCTCTAACTCAAGAAGATACATATGTTTATGCTAACGAAGGAGATAGATTTGATACCTTAGCACAACAATATTATGGTGATTCTTCAATGTGGTGGGTTATATCGATAGCAAATGAATCATTAAAACAAAATTCATATTATTTACCATTAGGAATCCAAATTAGAATACCAGCTAATGTAGCTTCTATAATGGCAGATTACAATAAATTAAACAACAGAAGTAATAGGTTATGAGTGTAATAGGAGAAAAATTTAAAAAATATGTTCAATCCCAAATTGCCGTAAGACAAAGAACACATGGTAAGGGGTATGCACCTAATTCATTTAGAACTAATGCAGAAATTGAAGTATTAAATAACCAAAATGCCTGGTTAAAACTTTCATCTTCAGTTAGAATAGTAGGAAATGAAGCAGCTAGTGGAAGTAGTTCTACAGATTCTGTTCCTATAAGTGCCGGAATTCAAAGATTAACAGATATAGGATTAACTAATACCTCTAATTTTACTGGAAACAAATTAGCTAGACAAGCAGTATTATTTAATACTTTATCAGAAGTAGTTCCTACAACTTATAGTAAGGGTAAAGTTGCAAATGCTGGTACTCATAATTTTAGATCAGGAGTAGCTACTTCAGGTAATGTGTGGAATATGAATTCTTATGGTTTAGGAGGTAATAGTTTTGGTTTATCTCCTGCTCCAGGTTTAATATCAGCTAAAATTGATTGTAAAAATCGAGGTTCTATTCGTAGTGCTACAGTTGAAATAAAATGTTATAATAAATTTCAATTTGAATTACTAGAATTATTATACATTAGATTAGGATACTCTATGTTGTTAGAGTGGGGTTGGGATAAGTATATAAATGGTGGTAATCAATTATCACAAGTTGGAAATACTTTATGTGAAGATGTATGGTTTCAAGATTTACCTACTAATACTTTTAGAAATGTTATTGATACTATAGAAAAATATAGAGCAAAATATGAAGGTAACTATGATGGGTTTTTAGGTAAAGTAACTAATTTTAACTGGAAATTTGGTGCTGATGGTACCTTTGATATAACTCTTAATTTAATAACTATTGGAGACGTTATTGAATCTTTAAAGGTAAATTTACCTCAAAAAATGAAAAGTGTTGCTGATATTCAACAAATTTCTCTAACTTCTCCATATACTACTAATTTATTAGATACTTCAATTGTGCAAAATGCTGGTTCTTCAACTTTAGCATATAGATTATATTCTGATATAGTAGAAACTGATCAAGAAAAATGGACAGGAGGAGGTAGTTATTTAGGTTTATTTACTTTATTAAAACAAACAGAAGCAGGGTTAGTAAGTAATATACAATCAGGAGAAGGAAAAGAAGGTAAAGGAGTAAATATAGATAAATATAATTATTTCTTAACATTTGGTCAATTATTAAATTATATTACTGAATATGTTATTCCTTCTGTTCAAGGTAATAAAATGATTAAAATAGATACTAATTCAACTGAAAATATATGTTCTATATTTCCAATGCAAGTATCTTTAGATCCCAGAGTATGTTTTATTAAACCCTTTTATTTACCTGAATTATCAGCAAACCAAACAAGTGAAGCTGCTGGAAAAACAACTTATATTAAAAATTGGTATGGTTGGAATTTATCTGCTGTAGATTTTGGTATAACTGATACTAAAGGAGTAATGTATGGTCAGATTATGAACATATATTTAAATTATAATTTTATTTCTGATTGCTTAAAAGATACTACTTCTAATGATGAAGTATTTTTATTTAAATTTTTATCTAAAATTTGTAATGGTATTAATAGTTCATTAGGAGGTTTAACTCAATTAGAACCTATATTAGAAGATGATAATATTTTAAAAATTATAGATCAAAATCCTATACCTGGTATAGCAAATTCGGCTACATTTGGAAATAGATTTAAAGGGCAAATCACTCCATTTGAAATTTTTGGTTACAATACAGCTAACATGACAAGTAGTGGATCCGTTACATCTAATTTTGTACGTGATTTTGGTTTTGTAACTAAAATAGATCCAAGTTTAGCTTCAATGATAACCATTGGTGCTACCAAAGAAGGAACTAAATCTAAAAATTATGATGGTACCGCTTTTTCTAAATGGAATGAAGGTTTAGAAGATGCTTATGCTATGAAGTATGACGATCCTAATTCATTTGTTGAGACAAATATAGAAGATAGTAAAGGTTTATATGCCCCTCTTACTAATGAAAACATCAATGCGATGGAGACATATTTTAATAGTCTCCCTGAAGATGATGGGTATGCTTTCTGGTTTGATCCTGATGGATACCAAGAATGGTCCGATGCCGGGGGAAAAAGACTTTACTCAACTCGTGATATAGTTAAATGTCCTGTTACAGGAGAAAGCTTTGGCACATCTACTTGGAAAGAATATTTTGCTGATGTTATGGAATTTTTTCTATCTCAACAAAAAGAAGAACCTAAAAAAGAAGAAATTGCTACTAATTATATTCAATGGTTAGCAGTTGCCTTTCAGGGATCAATAAACGGTGTAGCTTATACTGATCCTAATTATTTTCAATTAAGTGAAGATTTTATTAGTTTAGGAAAGCAATTATGGAAATCTTACAAAACTGCTTATGATAATTTAGAATACGAAACAAACCAAAATCCTTCAAATGTTATAGGTTTTATTCCTATAGATGCTAACATTAAAATTGATGGTTTATCTGGAATTAGAATTTATCAAGAATTAACAGTACAACAAGGTGTATTACCTCCTGCTTATCCAAAAGCAGTAAAATTTTTAATAACTAAAGTAAATCATGAAATTTCTGATAATGATTGGTCAACCTCTTTAGGTACGGTTTCAACCCCAGTTACTAAAGAAAGTAAAATACCATTAAATAATATAGTTACTGATATAATTGTAAATAATCCTGATCTTGGTGAAACCAAAGTAACTGTTATAACCTCAGAAGAAAAGAAAAGTAATATTAGAACAATAGCAAGATATCTTAAATCTATAGGAGTTACTAGAGAAGGAGCTATTGGGTTTATAGGTAATGTTTTAGGTGAATCTGGTGCTAATCCTCAAGCATATGAAAGAAGTAGTGCAATAGGCGGAAAAGGTGGAGTTGGAATAGTACAATGGACGGCTGCCAGAAGAAGAGCATTAGAAAAATTTTCAGGCAATGACAAAAGTAAAGTAGAAGATATTAATAATCAATTAACATTCCTAGGAAAAGAATTATCAGCTAGTTATAGTGGTGTATTAAAAAATTTAAAATCAAGTAAAAGTATAGCAGATAGCACAACTTATGTTTTAGAAAAATTTGAAGTACCCGCAACATATCTAAACCGAGGAACCAATCCACAGGCTTATGCCGCTACTAAACAAAAACGAATAAATTATGCATTATCAGCTGAAGCAGTTGTTAATGAAGTATATAATAAATAAAACATCATGTATTACCCTCTATCACAAATAAATCCTAATCTTTATACTAATGGAGATGAATTTGTGTATCTTGATCCAAGTAAAAATAATCAACCCTATACAGGAAATTATTTTGCAACTTCTAATGGTAAATTTTTTACAGGTAAAACTCCACAGGATGTTCCTAATAATGAATTAGTACGTATTACAGAAACTCCAACTAATGAATCTATAGTAGATATTATTGGGGATTATCCCTTTAATATTAACCCATCATCAATTGGATATTCACCTACAAAAGCACTCTCTCAGGTATCTAAGGAATCTCCTAGAATATCAATTCCATTCCCTACACAAGCTGATTATGCTACTGGAGAATTTTTAAGATACTTTTTAAAAAGAAGAACAAATTATACTTATTTAGAAGTTGATCAACAAACTTACGAGAATATAAAAAATCAAAATCCAAACAGTCAATATCAATTATATGAAGGAAAATCTATAACATGGATATTAACTGGTAGATTATTAGAAGTTTATAAAATTAATTATAACATTACTGAATTAGTTGAAAAACGAGATGGTTGGTTAGGTTTTCCAAGATTTTTTAAAAATAACTTTACAAAATATTTTTCATTTGAAGCATCCTCTCCTGTATTTTTATATACTAAAGGAAGTGAATTAAAACTTGAATCAACAGATGAAGATTATGTAGGGTATTATAATATAACTTCTATTGGTAGAATAATAGCAGGTAAGTCTGCTACTAGAACAACTCAAGAATATCTTATTCCTTATAAAGGTGATGAAAAAATTAACCAATCAAGATCTGTTTCTACTCTAGATAATGAAGTAGGTACATCAAGAAGACAAAATATACCTTTTACTCCAAGATATTAGGTTTATCCAAAATAGGTTCGTATATTAATCCAAAAAGGTTATATGTATTGGCTTATAGAAGACGAGGAACAATTAGGGTTTTTATTAAATAGTAATTACAAAGAGGCATTTGTTGAAGTAATTCCATTTAACGACAACATACACCCAACACTTAATGACGTAAGTTTGGTGTATATTCGACCAATTTACGCATCCAAAGGTTATATGGTGGGCGTTATGCATAGCGAAACTCTAAATGAGTTAAACACGTGTGTTACCGAACTATTAAAGAATTTTGATATATTATATTGTCGAGATAAAAAGGAAATACTACATTATTTTCAACTAAATTCTTTCTTTGACATCACACCACCCCCTACTCCGTATATACGACCAACAACACAAACACACGAATTATTCTATAGAAAATATGGTGATAATCCGGATATAAACTTAATTATACCGATTGTTAAACACTATGAATTGTGTGAAACCATTTTTGAGGATCTAAAAGCAAATATAAAAAAACCAAAAACAAGTTATGATGAATTCTTTAACAGTAAAACCTCAATGGTGTTCAACGCCATCGAGAGAAATGGAATACGTGTACACATTCCTACCTTCCAAGAGTATTTCCACCCTATTGCGGGTGAATACACTTACACTCAGTACAACCTCAAAACTACCACAACAAGACCATCAAACAAATTTAAAAACGTAAATTATGCAGCACTCAACAAAGAAAATGGATGTAGGAAAAGTTTTATACCGCGTAATAGCAGGTTTGTGGAAATTGATATTTCTGCTTACCATCCTAGCTTGGCTGCTCGCCTTATTGGTTATGAGTTTACCACTAGCGATATTCACGCTCATTTTGCTACCCTATATAATGTGGATTACCAAAAATCGAAAGAACTTACTTTTAAACAGCTTTATGGAGGTGTATTTGAGAATTATAAACATCTGGAATTCTTTCAAAAAGTAGAAAAATATGTTAAAGAAAACTGGAATTTATTTGAAAATGAAGGTAAGATAACGTGTCCGGTATCGAATTTTGTATATACGAAGGAAGGGTTAGGGGATATGAATCCGCAAAAACTGTTTAATTATGTGCTACAAAATTTGGAGACGTCAATGAACGTTCGTATATTATGGGATATAATAAAATTATTGAGGGGGAAAAAGACAAAGCTAGTCTTATATACTTATGATTCGTTTTTATTAGATCTAGAGGAAGATGAGATAGAAGTTTTAGAAGAAATTAGAACTGTATTCAAAAATTATAAATTTAACATTAAAGAAAAAACAGGTTATGACTACAGTTTTGCAGAATGATTTTAATACGTATAACACGAATTACGATGTTATAACAGATATTAAAATACTAGGAGATTTGAACAATAAGTTATTTTGTACGTTTACCGATTTAGATGGATTGGACGCACTAATAGAAAATATAAAAATAAAATACGATATTATATACAATAAGCTTTTTGTCTTAGAGATTATAGGCAAAGATGAGTATGTGGTTACTTACAATGTCGATCAGACAAACTTAAATTCTATACCAGAAAACACTATTTTGGTTCATAGAAAAAAGGAATCTAACACTTTATACACAATTAATGCCCTTAACGAATTGATTAAGAAATTAAATGGTGGTGTGGTAGATCCGAAATTTCAAATAGATTGGAACCACTACAGAAATTGTGTATTGTTAACTCAACACAATGATTTGAATCAATTGAATACAAAGATTTATAAGATAATCGAAGTATAATTTGGTTCCCCGAAGATTTCTTCGTATATTTAGTTACATTTAAACAGTTATAATTATGGATTTATCATTATTGAAATCGAAGTTAGATGGACTTCAATCAAAAACATCATCAGGAGGTAATAAAACCGACTACTCGACTATTTTTTGGAACCCAAAAGTAGGTAAACATCAAATTCGAATCGTTCCATCAGCGTATGATTCAAAAAACCCATTTAAAGAGTTGAAATTCTATTACGGTATTACCAATAAGGTAATGATTTCACCTTCTAACTTTGGTGAAAAAGACCCAATTGCTCTATTTGCTGGAAAGCTTAGAGAAGAATACAACAAAGAAAATTTCGTACTTGCGAAAAAATTAGACCCTAAAAACCGTGTTTTTGCACCTGTAATTGTACGTGGTGAAGAAGATAAAGGTGTTCGTTTATGGCAATTTGGAAAACAAGTATATGAAGAATTATTAGCACTTGCTGTTGATGATGAAATTGGAGATTATACAGACATTGTAAACGGTAGAGACCTTACAGTTGAAACTGTTGGACCAGAGTCTACAGGTACTCCTTATAATAAATCATCTATTCGTGTTAGATTAAAATCTACACCACTTAGTGAAAATAAAGATGAAGCTCAAACTTGGTTAGATACCCAACCAAACCCTGTTGAATTATTTAAACGTTACACGTTTGATGAAATGAAATCTGCATTAGAAAAATGGTTATCACCAGAAGATGCAGCTGAAGAAGGAGACATTATTTCTGAACCAGCAGTAGCGTTTGATGAACCAAAATCTAATTTTGCTTTAGACACATCTGCTCCTAAAGTTAAACAGAACAAAGTAGATCAATTTGATAACTTATTTGATGACGATAAATCGAATGATCTTGATGACTTACCGTTCTAATTATGGCAAAAAGTGTAAAAAAATCTCTCTCGGCGGCAGTGTCCGCCGAGATTAAAAGCAAATTTGACTTAAATAACTTCAAAACCAAAAAAGGTTTAGATAGAAACGTCAAATTTAAAGATCAACAATGGATTCCATTATCACCAGCATTTCAAGAAGTTACTTCTATTCCTGGTATTCCAATGGGGCATATTGTGATGCTTAGAGGACATTCAGATACAGGTAAAACTACAGCAATGATCGAAGCCGCTGTATCAGCTCAAACCAATGGTATTTTACCAGTATTTATTATTACTGAGATGAAATGGAATTGGGAACATGCTGTGCAGATGGGATTAGAAATTAATATTACTAAAGATCCTGCTACTGGAGAAGTTATTGATTACGAAGGTAATTTCATTTATGTAGATAGAGAAACACTTAATTCTATTGAGGATGTAGCTGCGTTTATGTTAGATTTAATGGATGAGCAGAAAAAAGGTAATTTACCTTATGATTTATTATTCTTATGGGATAGTATTGGTTCAATTCCTTGTGATTTATCAATTCGTTCAAATAAAAATAATAACGAATGGAATGCAGGTGCTATGTCAACACAATTTGGAAATAGTGTTAACCAAAAAATTGTAATGACTCGTAAAGAATCATCACCTTATACTAATACATTAGTAGTAGTTAATAAAGTTTGGACATTAAAACCTGAGGGTCCTATGGGACAACCAAAATTAATGAACAAAGGTGGGTATGCTATGTGGTATGATGCAACATTTGTAGTTACATTTGGTAATGTTATGTCTGCTGGTACATCTAAAATTAAAGCAATTAAAGATGGTAAACAAGTAGAATTTGCTAAACGTACTAATCTTCAAATTGATAAAAATCACGTTAACGGTGTTACTACTAGAGGTAAAATTATTATGACACCTCATGGGTTTATTAATGATGATGAAAAGGAACTTAAAGCCTACAAAAACCAGTACGCTGGTGAGTGGAGTAAAATACTAGGAGGAACTGATTTCCAAGTAGTCGAAGAAGGTGAAGAAGTAATGAATACTTCTTACTTCGATCAAGAACCAGAATAAATTTATGAAACACAAAGAACTATTTAGTCTCCTGAATGATATTCAGGAAGACCAGGATACCCCTACCCTAAAAAAACATGACAGAGTTTTATTAATAGATGGTTTAAATCTATTTTTTAGAAACTTTGCTATGATGAATATGGTAAACCCTGATGGAATACACGTTGGTGGTTTAGGTGGGTTTTTCCGTTCTTTAGGTGCCATGATTAGACAAATGAATCCAACTTCTGTTTATGTAGTATTCGATGGGGCAGGTTCTACGACAAATCGTAAGAACCTACTCTCCGAGTACAAAGGAGGAAGAAATTTGCAAAGAATTACTAATTGGGAAGCATTTGAAAGTTTAGAAGAAGAACACGATTCTAAAATTGACCAAATAGTACGAGTTATACAGTATCTTAAGTTATTACCTGTAAAAACTACCTTGCTTGACAAGGTGGAAGCAGATG